TTACTACTAAAACTTCTACACATCAAGATAGCAAATAAAATAAAAAAGCATGAGTGCATTTGATATTGCTATGAACACGTTGTTTACTGATTCAAACATTAGAGCAACAGCTGTTTATAGTTCTATGCATGGTAAAAACAAAAAAGTAAATGTGATTGTTTATCATCCAGATGCATTTATAAATGTTGCTGATTCTTTTGTTGTAAGCTCTGCCTTGGTACTAGAAGTACTTGTAGCAGATTGCCCTAAGATTTCACCAGGGGACAAATTTATGATACAAGACAAGCTTTATACGGTGCAAGGTGAACCAAAACATAGCAATGATAGTCTTATTTGGAGAATAGACCTAGTATGAAATTAGAAGCAGCAATTACAGGAAATCTCCATAAGTTTATGGTAGATCAAAAACTTGGAGCAGAAACAGCTGTTACAAAAGGAGTAACTGAAATTGCAACGAGCATTAAAGAGGATTTAAGAAAACAAGTAATTAATGCTGGACTCGGGAATAAGCTTGCTAAAAGCTGGCAAGCAAAAATATATCCAACTAGGCAGGTATCAATTTCTGCAGCTGGAGTTGTTAGCTCAAAAGCACCCAAAATCATAAGTGCATTTAACGATGGAGCTTTAATCAAGAGCTCTAAGGGAATCTTTCTTGCAATACCAACAGAACACGCACCTAAAAGGGGAATAGGTAACAAAAGGATAAATCCTTCAAATTTCCCAGAACATAGATTTGGGAAACTAAGATTTGTATATATAAACAGTAGTATATCGCTACTTATAGCAAACAGTAAAAGAAAAGGCAAAACTCCAAAAGTAATGTTTATTTTGGTACCTCAAGCGCAGATAAAGAAGCGATTCGATTACATGACAGTAGTAAATAAATGGATACCAGAGTTACCAAGTGCAGTATTAAACAATTGGCCAGATGACTAGAAGCAAACGTGAGTCTATAGTATTGGCTTTAGCAAAAGAAATTACAGTACTTGAGGATGATGACATCAGAGTTTATCGTAATCTTGACAAACCACAAAAAATACCTGCAGATGGTATCATCATTATACGGGACAATGATGCAGCAAAAGAAGTAGATGCACTGCTAAATCCCGTTACCTATATATTTGAGCTTATTGTTCAACTAGAAGTTATGGTACAGCATCAAGATGCCAATGTTCGTACTAAAAGACTAGATGAGCTGTTACTGAAAATAGAAAGAGTCATCAATATAAACAGAACTATAAACGGATTAGCAGAATGGGTAGAGTTAAAGTCTGCAGAATTTCAAGATGAATCCATTGAAGGTGCTGCAACTATTAGAGCTGCTATTGTACCAGTTGTAGTGAGATTTAGTGAAAACATGTTATAATCTAATCATCTTAGCAACTAGGAAATATCATGTATATCTAGAAGCAATAATGATCCTAAAAAACTCTATGATATAAAAAAGTAAAAACTATACCCTCTCTTTCAAGAATAATAATACCAAATAGCTATACTCATTAATTAAAGAAAACTATGCCAAGATCATATGGATCAAACTCAACTCTATGTGCGTTAAAAGAGTCCACCTATGGAACCAAGCCTATAGGTAACTGGGAGAAGTTCAGCTTTATCTCAGCTGATCTTAGTGCTGAACAAACTCTAATTTCATCTGAGTTACTAGGTCAAGGAAGAGAGCCTGGAGTACCATTTAGGGACGTTATAAAAGATGAAGGTAGTGTGGTAGTTCCTGTGGATACAAGAGACTTTGGACGCTGGTTACAGTTTTTAATGGGAGATCCTGTATCAAGCGCAGTTGCTGCACAAGAAAGAAAAAATGCTGCTAGTGAAGCAACTCTTTCTGGAGGTGGGTATATTCATTCCTTTAGTAGTGGTGCAACTACTCTTCCTTCATTTTCACTAGAAATTGGTCATAGTAATATTCCAGCTTTTTTCGTCCATACTGGATGCATGTTAAACAGTATGTCACTGAGTTTTCAAAGATCTGGTTCAGCAAACGCAACTTTGAATATCATTGCGCAAGGTGAAAACCGGCATAAAGTTACTCAAGGTGGTACAGTTACCTCAAGAGCATATAAACCCTTTAGTCAGTTTAATGGCAAAATACTGCGTAATGGTGAGCCTCTTGCAAATATCGTAAGTGCTGAGTTTACATATTCAAATAACATGGAAAGCATTCAAACCATTAGAAGTGATGGACTTATTGAAGGAGTTGATCCAGCTGCTATTACTATAACAGGCAACATTGAAACTAGATTTGGTGATACCATGCTTCTTGAAGACGCAATAAGAAATAATGCAGTGGAGTTAGAGCTTGGATATCAATTATTTGGGGATGATAATTTTTTTCTTTTCTTCAAATTTCATGAAGTATATCTGCCAAGACCTCGTATTCCTATATCAGGACCAGGTGGAGTACAGGCTACGTTTAACTGGCAAGGAGCTTTGAGTAATAAGTTTTTAAAGTCAGTAACTGTAGAGCTTAAAAATGACGTAGAAAGCTATAACTATAAAACTTGAGGATCTATGATAAGACTAAATTTAAAACGAGAACCATATTGGATTGATCTGCCAGCAAATGTTAAACTTTATGTAAGGCCTCTATCTACTGCGATTATGAGTGCTGCTCAGAGTAAAGTCATTAAGGAAGTTGCTAAGCTAAAGGAGAAAGATTTAAACGAAACAAAGCAACTTGGATTAACTGAGAGTTTGCTTATCAAAGCTCTAGCTCAAATAGCTATTATAAAGTGGAAAGGTGTGTTGGAAGCAAACAATGACCAGGTTGCAGATGTTACTGATCAGAACGTAGATGATTTAATGGATATCTGGTTTATTGCACAAGAATTTTGGAAAGCATATACTGACTCTCTTGCATTACTGGAGGCTGAGGGGAAGTCATTAGTGCCAGGAGTAAATGGCACTTTGGGGGAGGGGCCGGTTACTGCAAGGCGTGCAAAGATGAAAAGCTCCCCTGTAGCAAAGGTGAAAAAAATCAGCTAACAGGTAATATTTGTCCTTATCTTAAGCATACTCCTTGTACAATAGAAGGTTTTGAAATATGGGATATATTGGAGCGATACAGAAATATATTCAGTTTTTATCCGAACGGTGAAATATCAGGATTTAACACTAGTTCCATTTTAAAAATAGCAAAAATTCTTGGATATAGCCAGCAATCGATTTTGCTTCTTTTGCCTTATGCAGAACAAGGGTTAATGGAAGCAATTAAAGATAAGGGTTAAACAATAATTATGTCTTCAACAAAAAACATTAGCATTAGAATAGCTGTAGTTGATGGAGATAAAGTTCGCAGAGAGCTAACGCTAACTGGTGAAACAGGAGAAAGAGCATTAAAAAAGATAAAGGAAGCAACAAGGCCAGCTGCTAAATCTTTATCTGCTATAAATGTAGTTGCAGAGCAGGTACGAAATGGAGCATCAAATCTTGCAGGTAGTATAGGATCTCTTGGATCAAGCTTATCGCGATTAGGTCCTATTGGAATTGGTGCTGCTTCAGTATTAGGCGCTGTAACTATAGCAATTACTAAAGGCATAGGTAAATTTAATGAAGCAGAGCATGCTCTTAATCAGTTAGCATCAGCACTTCGTACAACTGATTTTGCAGCAGGAGTAACAGTAAAGCAAATCTTGGATTTAAGCACTTCTTTAGCAAACATTACTATGTTTAAAAAGGAAGATATAGAGCGTGCTGCTTCAAACCTTACTTCCTTTGGTAATATTCATGGTGAAGTATTTACAAGAGCTATAGAACTCTCAACTGATCTTGCTGTTAGGCTTGGAACAGATGTACCTTCTAGTGTTGAGATGCTAGCAAGAGCTTTAGAGAAGCCAGAAGCAGGACTAGGGAGACTTGCTCGTAAGGTTAGTGATTTAACAATTAGCCAAAAAGAAAGCATTGAGAGTTTTTTAAAGCAAGGAGATGTAATATCTGCACAAAATGTTATATTGGATCATTTAGACTCAAAAATAAAAGGTCTTGCTGAATCCCAAGTACATGGTCTTGCAGGACACGTACATAAATTAAGCAATGCATGGAGTCGTTTACTTGAGTCTTTAGGTAAGGTTGCTGCAAATTCTACTATTTTGCAATCTAGCTTAGGTGGTTTAACTAAGGCCACAGAAAGTTTACATAAAGCAATTGATCCAAGTCTTGCAGATAAAAAGAAATCACTTGAAGATGAAATATCCAGAAAGCGAATTTCTTCCCATCGTCTCAAACGTGCACAAGAGGAGCTAAGAAAGATCAATGAAGAAATAGATAAGGAAGAACAATCCAAACAATTTGCAAGAGATCAAGCAAAAAAGTCAGCAATAGAAAAATTAAATCAAGAGCTGCTGGGGCTGCAGAAAAAATATCTAAAGGAGCATGAGGATCTAACTCTGAGTGCAAGAGAGAAAATTGAGAGGGAGTATACACAAAGACGTAGCCAGATAGAAGCTCTAGCTAAAAGCGCTGATAGAATGGGTAATGAAGACAGCACATCTGCTAAATCTGCGCTGGAAGCTTTAGAGCTTACGAAGAATGCAAAACTTGGATTGTTAGATAGAGAAGCTGCTTTAGAAAGGCAAAAGGCTATTGATGAGATAAACCAATCTTTACTCAAAACTAAGCCTTCTGTTGATCTTGCAAAAGAAGCTCTGGACAGTTGGAGAGATAACTTAATTCAAAATTTAGGTGGAGCAACGCAGGAGAATCAAAAATATTTAAAGCAGATAGAGGAGATCTATAATGTTAAGCTGAAGGAGATTTATGATAAAGCTCTTATAGATAGCAATTCTTGGTCAGGTGGTGCAATACGTGCTCTTGAGAGGTATAAAGAAGCAGCAACGGATGTTTCCTCGCATATGGAGTCTTTATTTGGAACTGCTACAAAAAAAATAGAAGACCTGCTGACTGATATGATAAGTTCTGGTGAAATATCACTTAATAAACTACGTGATATGGCAATGTCTATCAAGAATGATCTTGTACGCATATTTGTTCGTGAGAACATTACAGGACCATTATCAGGAGCGTTAGGGGGTCTTTTTAAAGGGATGTTTGGTAAAAACACTAACTCTAAGGTTTTTCATAAAGGTGGGGTAGTTGGGGTTAGTGATGTGCCTAGTAGACAGATGCCAAGTCATTTATTTGCTCTGGCGCCTAGACTTCACTCAGGGCTTATGCCAGACGAGTTTCCAGCTATATTACAAAGGGGTGAGACTGTACTACCAAAGCATGTCAAACCTAATCAGATGAAAAATGAAAAAACTGATAGTAACATCAATATAGCGTTTAACATATCAACTCCCAATGCGCAAAGTTTTACAGAATCCCAAGGACAGATTATGTCAATGCTTGCTGGTGAGATGGATAGATATAGAAGAAGAAATAGATAAAGATGTCATTTCACGAGGTACAGTTCCCACCTAAAATTGCATATGGAGCTAGTGGTGGTCCTGGGTTTAGTACTAGTATTGCTTTAAGTTTTAATGGCTTTGAACAGCGTAATATTAATTGGCATACTGCAAAAGGCAAATGGGATATATCAACTGGAATTAAGAGTTCGAGTGATATAGATAAGGTACTTTCTTTTTTTCGTGCAAGGTTTGGAAAAGCGTATGGATTTAGATTTAAGGATTGGTCGGATTATAAAGTAATAGGTCAGGTTATAGGCGTAGGTGATAATAAAACAAGGCATTTTCAGTTAATCAAAGATTATAAAAGTGGAAATTATCATTATACACGAGATATATTAAAACCTGTGGAAGGAAGTATCAGAGTTTACATAGATAGTAAAGCTACCGATACAACTCACCCTTATACAGTTAATACAACAAATGGCATAATCACATTTGAAATAGCTCCAGAAGATGGAGTAATTATCTCAAGTGACTTTGAGTTTGATGTGCCAGCAAGATTTGATATAGATCAGATAGTTGTAAGAGCTAGTGGACCTAATCAATTTGTAGCAGACTCAGTTAATATAGTTGAAATAAAACAACAAAGAGATAAAATAAATAAACAGCACAGTGAAGAACCAATAGATCAAAATTTAACAACAGTCAAAACAACAAAAAATGAGTCCAGACCTCTCTAATCTTGTACCTAAGGATGAAGTTACAAGCATTGCGATGTGCTGCAAACTCTTACTTACAAACGGAGTAATATTAGGATTTACCAGTAACACAGAAGATCTACTTATTGATAACTTATTTTATAAACCAAAAACTCTATTAAGTATAAGTAGTATTGAGACCACTAATAATTTAGCAGTAGATAATCTAGATATAACTGGAGTATTAGATAGCCTAGATATTAAAGAGGCAGACATTTTAGCTGGTAGATATGATTTTGCAGAGGTTGAGATATTTAGCGTTAATGTATTAGATATAACGCAAAAGACTATACACCGTAGAGGGTGGTTAGGTGAAGTAACGATTCGTGGAGAGCAATTTGTAGCTGAGATTAGGGGGCTTACACAGAAGTTACAATGTAATATAGGAGAGCTTTATAGTCCTTCATGCAGAGCTATATTTGGTGATAAAAGGTGCAAAGCGTCGCCAGCAAATATATTTGTAGAAATTGTTGA